AATTGTGTTTGTTCCTGTAGTGTTAGTGGTGTAGCTCATGTCTTCAGAACCTATTCTTAGTTTACCGTTTGTTAAAGGTAAACTTGCTGTGCTTGTAAGGGTAACTGACGTTGCGCCAACAAGCATCACTCCCCCATTATTTATTGTTGTTGTTGAAGCTGCGACTGGTCTTCCACCAAAATTAAATGTGCCCCAACCGTACCCATAAGTTTGATTTAAAGGTCCAACAGGTGCATAAGGATTAACGTCTAAGGTACCATCAGTTGTTACTCCAGACTTAGATTCAGCTGAAGGCATCGTTATTGTAAATGTTGTAGTTGTCGGAACCGTTTGTACCTCAAAAAGTTTATCGTCAAAATCTGCAGCTGTGTAATCAGTGTTTGCCCCTGTGAAAGATCCTGCATTTGCAAAAGTTGTTATTTCACCAACCTCTAAATTGTGAGGTGCACTTGTAGTGATAGTTACTGTTGCTGATCCGTTGGTCGTTGTTATGTTAGCGCCAGTAGAAAAATTAGTTGTCTCTAAAGGAGTAATATCATAAAAAGCACCTTCGTAATAAATGATTAGTACCTTATCAGTTCCTATTGCTGCGTATCTTTTACCTGCAGTATCCGCCCAAACATGTTGTCCTCTAGCAGCTCCAACCAATTTATCATTAACTAAAGCTTCCCAACCACCAATTTTTTCAGGTTCTCCGTATCTAAATCTTACATTATCACCATCTACCCAACGACCTTCTGCGTCTGATGGCGTAGATTGTTTGTCAAATCCTGGTGCTATGTTTACTTTTGCTAAAGGCATATCGTTAGTATACCATCATGAAAGAAGATTATAAATATCCTACGACCAGGTTTTATCTTTGAATTCTTTGAAATTAAAGGCAATTGCATATTTAGCTTCGTCACTGTGATTAATTTCAGTCATGTGGTCTAACCATGGGGTGAATATTATAAAAGTTCCTTTTTTAGGTTTTACATTTATTGATAGGTCAGGGAAAATTAATTCTTGTTGTACATCATTTAAATATAAAACACCTGATAAAGCTGAAGTTTCATGATTATGTCTAGCAGTATAATCACCTTTTTCAAGTTTTAAACCCCAACATGATTCAAGTTCCGATTTATTAAAATGTATATGTTTTGAAATATGGTTAATAGCTTGATCTAAAACTTTTCTAAAATTTTCATCATTATTAAAAGCCTGCCATGCTGTCATCTTTCCCTTAACATTTGTCTTATAATACAAGTTAGTTTCTTTTAGGTATTCTTCTATTTTATTAATGAAGTAATCGCTATCAATTTCTAATTTTATCTCGTAAAGGAAGGCTTTGCGAAGTAAATGTTTTTCAATAATCTTATTAGTTTCAATCATCCTTAGTCTTAACACTATTATCATGCGATCTTTTTTCTTGAAGTTTTTTATGAAAACCCGCATTAAATTCTACTGCTATTTTAACTAAATTGTTACAAAGATGTTTCAATGCTTCAGCACTTAAAACTAATTTTCTTTTTTTTATTAAAATCCAAACTTCTTTCCATGAAAAAATTATTTCTCCTGATCCATCTTCTTTTTGTATTATCTTCATTTTTCTATTCCATATAATGGTCGTTTATCTTTAGCCCACTCTGCATATGGACCGTTTTTATTTACATAATGTAAAAATGTTTGTGAATGCCAATCACCTTGAAATTCATCACGCCAATGTTCAACATCGCATCCTTTATATATAACTCCATCTCCGTTTTCAAGATCAATTTCTGTTCCTCCTATAAAGATTGGCCACTTAACACCACAAGAATTTATTTTCACTGTAACACTTATTTCACAAGATGGTCTATCAGTATGTCTTTTTAAATCTGCTAAATATGAATACATTCTCCAAAAAGAGTAAGTTGGTAGCAACTGTAATCCAGTTTCTTGTTGCATAAGTTTATGTTTTGAAATCATTAAGGCATCTGTAGCTGGATCTCCGTAATACATAGTATCTCCTTGATCACTTTGTACAAACTCAAAGTCCTTTAAATTACTTCTATGTCTCATTCTAGTGTAATGAGTTAGAAGATCAATTTCATCTTTTTGTAGAAAATTTTTAATTACCTTATATCCTTTATTTAATTCATCCATGACACTATTGAATATCTCACTCCTTTTTTTATTGGTTTTACCATGTGTGGAAACATAAAATTACTAGGCCAAATTATCAATGATCCAGGAATATTTTTTATAATTTCTTCTTTACCATCAATCTTGAAACAAAGTTCTCCTCCCTCATAATCATTATTTAATATTAAGATAGAACTATATTTTCTGTTCATACCAGGTCCGTCATCTACATGAAATTTGTAGTGACCTCCTTTCTCATATCTTAAACCTTGAATTTCAATTATGGTAGCTGATCTTACATCAGGAAATTCTGTAGCATATCTGCGCATACCTTCTAGTATAAAATGTCCTAAAAAATTAGCCCAATGAACCTCACTTAAAGACTGACTAAAATTTGATAGAGGTAATATTTCAACATCCCTTACCTCTTTATCTTCATAGGATCCTTTTCCGCTCCATAAGGATCCAGAAATATATTTCTTGTCCTTAGATTTTTTACTTAAAAATCTAATACATTTACTTATAATTTTAGGATCTTGAATAATTGGATAAACTTTAATGAAGTTTTTTAAAGACATATTGTCTTTTACACGATTATAATACTATTGTAAATAACGATTAGAAAAAGGCTCCACTGATTCGTTATCAAACCAATGTCTATGAAATCTTACTGTTACAGGATAATTTAAAGATGAGGCATCAAAGTTTGTTAAAGCAGTTTTATATTCATTAAGTCTTGTATTCAAAGATGAATGTTCTGCATTCGCTAATTTTACAGCGTGTTTTTTTAAAAAAACATCTAATGTTTCTAATTGATTATCAACGTGCTTCTGCATGTCTTCTTGTGTATAACTAATTTCAAAAGACTCAGGGTCAGATAAAACAACATTACCCTCTTGCAAAGTTGCGTCTTTCTCTCTTGATACAACAGATTTGTATTCATCTCTTGAAACTTCCTTAATCAAACCCTGACTTTCATAATGGGCTACGTCACCCCTTATAAGGTTCATGTCATTTTTTTCTTTGACACAAGTTTCTAAAACACCATTTACATTAAAAAATAAAAAACTCATCAATTACTCCTGTTAACTTAAAATATTTTCATAAATTACTACTGCGCCTGGATTTCCAGTAGCACCTAATGTTGAAGGTGCTGGTGACATTGCAGTTATAGCATCTCCACCTTCACCAAAAAAGGTTGGTGCAGTTGTGGGTGCATCTGGTTTTGAAAAACCAATCACCGCTCTTCTTAAACTCATTCCAGCAGGACCTTGTGCAGGTACAGTTGTCCCTGGATTTCCTGAAGCTATTGTTAAATCTAATGTAGCTCCTGGTGCTGTTCCGTTAGAACCACCTAAATCTATAGTTGGGGACGGTTGGTTTTGTCGTTGTCCACCTGAACCTCCAGTGCAAGTCGCTTGTACAGGACTTCCAAAAGTAGTACTTTGTCCAGGGTTACCTCCATTATTTCCGACCCCTACTCCTCCAGCCCCAATTGTGTAGGGAGCTGTAAAAGGAGAAGGTGCTGGTGAAGTTATTGGAACATTGAAAAATCCTACTCCCCCTGATCCCCCTGGCCCTTTACCCGTTGGACCCACGCCTGAAGCTCCAGCTCCACCTGCGCCTGTCATATAAAGCATTAGTTTTGTTGTCCCTGGTTGTGCTGTAAACGTAGCTGTTCCAGGAGCACTATCAGCATGAGTGAATACAAAGTCAGGTGATCCAGCTGATCCTGTTGCTGCTGCAGTAATTCTTCCGTCTTCATCAACTGTAATGTCGGCAGTTGTGTAAGATCCTGCTGTTACGGCAGTTGATTGTAATTGGCTTGGACCAACAGAGTTGGCAGCCATTTTTGTAAGTGTAACATTTGATTGTAAAATTTTATCTGTAGTTACAGCGTTTGATGAAATGTTTGCTGCACGTACAGCAGACGAAGCTAATTTGTTTGTTGTTACATTTGATTGTAAAATTTTTGCGGTTGTTACAGCGTTATCTGCAATTTGTGCTGCAGCTACAGTTCCACCTAATGTATCTAAAGAAATTTCGTTTAAATTTGTTCCATCTGAATAAGCTGCATAAATTTTTGCAGCATCCAAAGTAAATCCTGTTCCTGATGCTGTTTTAATAGTTAAGTTTTCAGGGTTAGTTAAACCTGTTGCATCAAAGATATAAAATTTTTCAATGCTATCAGGTATTGTACAAATTGTGCTTGCTGCAATTGTAGCAGTAGCAAATTTGATTACCATATTTCTAGCATTAGAAATAGTTTTATCAGTCATCACTAAAGCTAAAGTTGAACCACTATTAAGTGTAACTTGTTCAAATCCTGCAATAGCTTGTTGAATTAAGTTTAAATTATTATTTGTATTATCACCCCATGTACCAGCGTTTTCGCCAGTTACCATAAGTTCTAGTTTTAAATCTGCTGAATAACTCGATGTCATATAACTCCTATATTAACAAAATTATGCTGCCTTATCAACCGTGGTCCAAACATTATTTACGCCAGGATTGATCTCGCTCCATGCCGTAATATTAACTGAACCTATACTGCCAGTCAACCCTATACCTGATACGTTTATATTTGCTGTACCAGTAGCTACAACCTGACCAACAGATCCATTTAATAATCCAGCAGTGGTAACTGGGTAAATTGATACAGGGGTAATTGAGCCCACTGATAAAGTAGCTCCTTGACCTGTTACGGATTCATTAGTTGTTTGTATTAATGTAATTGAACCTAATGTTAAAGAAGCTGATATCCCTGTTACATCTACAGGTATTTTAGGCTCAGGTAGGACTTGACCTATTGATCCACTTAATGATTGACCAGTTGGTTGAACTAAAGCTGTCCCTGTAACTGATGGAACCGTTCCTATCGCTGTATCTATTTGATCTTCAGACGCAAATACAAATACATCATTATCAATTTGTATTGAATTTAAACCTTGAGTAATAGTTAATAAATCTAATCCAGTTACTACTGCGGTAAAATCTGTTTTACCGATTGCCGTTCCTTGTGATAGTGTCGCTTGTTGTCCTGCTGGTAAAACAGAGTAAGTTTCTCCCCAAGCTCTGTTACCCCAACCGCCTCGGCCCCAACCAATTTCTACTAAAGCTTCTACTGATATAGTTCCTAGGTCTGCTGATAAAGATTGACCACCAGCTAAAACAGATCCAGTTATACCCCATGCACCAGAACCCCACTCTGCACGGCCCCAACCGTTTACAGAGCCTGCAAATTCTAATGTCCCGATAGTAGATGATAAAGATATTCCTGAAAGTTCAACAGCATTAGAGTCTTGATCACTCCAAGTTCCTGCACTCCAGGTTTGTGCTCCCCATGTTTTAGCCATGAAGAACTCCTAACGGAAGTCCCGCTACAGAAAACAAATTAGTAATGTTTGCCATAGCAGGCCCCTCCTTTAAGTTATGCGATTCTTAATATAGCTGCACTCGTTGTAAATGCTGGGAACTGAATAGTAAAAGTTCCTGCAGTTGCAGTTTTATCTCCACCGAAATCTAATACTGCCACAGCTGGATCTCCAGTAGCGGTGTCATTATAAATTAATGCACCTCTTGCAGTAATTGTAACACCTGTGAATGATAAATCAGAAAAGTCTGTGATAGCTGTGTTAGAAGCTAAAGATGTTCCTGTGTTTACAAGTGCTGAACCACCTGAAGAATATCCACCAGTTGGTGATGATACTTCGTTGCCAGTTGTAAAAGATGTTGTCGATTTCCCTAAAGTAGCCGAGTTAGTGTACATTGATAGTTTAAATGTATTACCACCTGGGTTACTAAAATTGTGAGTTGCTTCTAATAATTCTTTTTTGAAAGAATTACAGATTGCGTTAGTTGTTATTGCCATGTTTTCTCCTTAATTAATTTTATGGTGACGGTGAAGGTACTTTTATTCGAGGCACTCCACTGTCGTATTCTCCTCTTCTTCGTCTACCCATTTGTTGTAGGGCAAAAGCTTGTATGCTTTGATTATACCTGTCAGAATACAGTTTGTATAGGTCATCAGGGCCTTTAAGATAACTATAAGCTTCTTTTAGAACTCCGTATAATAATAAAGCCTCCTGGTGTTGAGACAGGAATGTATTGGTAGAACTGTCAAAATGAGGAGGATCTTTTATAAAATTTATCTGTATTGTGTATGTGCTATCTGGAGTAGGAGCTAACAAAATATTAGTTTCATCCCAATTAGCATAATATTTTGGTGTTCCTGTTACTGTATCATTTGGAGCATATTCTGAAATAAAACTAGTATCTCTTTTTTCAAGAAAATCTCTTACATTAGAATTAATAATTTGCACTGATCTTAAAATAAGTAAATCAGCTGGCATGACAACATATCGATTACCTGTTGTTACATTTGAAGTAGAATATTTTCTAAGGTCATCATAATCCACAGCTCCTGCAATATCTAATTCTGTATTTCTTATAAATTGATCTAATATAGAATCTGTTAATACATTATTATCTACTTCTGTGTAGTTTCTTACTTGTGTTAAAAAATTTGAATATGTAATAGCCATTATAATCCTATTGTTACCTGTCCAACTGCAGTTTGAGCTTGTCTTCTTCTGTTTTGTAAAGAAGGATCTCTTGGTTGCATTGTATTTCCTTCTGAACCATCGTGTTCTATTGCGTAAAATACTTGAAAAGCAAACTGACCAGGTAATGTAAGGTTAGCGACTGCTTGCCCTTGGCCACCCGATCCAGCAATTGTGTCATCATTTTGAAAAGGTACTTCAGGTTGTTGAAAATCTTGTGCTCTAGAATTTTGTAAAGCAATAGCATCGGC